AAGATCCGTAGAATGAATTTAATAATGCTAAAAAGTTTGTTGCTTATTTAGAATCTTTTGATGGTTATTAGGGCCAAAATGAATTTTACTAGAAGTTTGGACTTTAGGTTAACGATGAAATTACATTACAAATAAATCCTAATTTGTTTAATCAGCAAACTGGGACATTTCCTAAAGAAGGTGATTTATTATATTTCCCGATGGACAAAGCATTATTTGAAATTACTTGGTGTACCCCTAGGGATTAGTTTTATCAAAATGGTGTTTTATAGATTTAGAAGATTCAAGCTCAAAAATTCATTTACTCCCATGAGAAAATAGATCCTAAATTACAAAATACAGAAATCAGTTCTGATATGTATAATTTAGATTTAAATGAATTAACTAAATTTGAATCCGATGATTTAGAATCGTTATTTGGATTATCAGAACAACTAGAAAAATCTACTGATATATATAAAGATCAATTAAAAGAAGATAAATTAATTAAGAAAAGTTTTTAGAAGATTGATATTGACACAAGTCCTGTTAATGGGCAAACTAGTGGAGATATTGAATTTTTAGATGAGGATTATTGATGAGAACAAATGTTGAGTGGGTTCCGTATAGAGGATGGCTTAGTGGATAGTTAGGCAGAGGCTGGGTAACTGGTAATGTAAGAGACCAAACTGGCAGAAATCCTTCTTATTGGTTACAACATATTGGAAGAAAAACTGTAACGGTTTGGATTGAAGATTAGGATTTTTCTCAAGATGGGCGTCGACTTTCTTTAATAGGTCAAGTTACTAGATTTTATGGTTTAGATAATATTGGCAATTTTATTAGAAATAATTGTGATAGTAATACAAATTTAATTATTCATTATAATATTTAGTATAAAAACGATAAAGATAGATTTTTAATGAATCATCATGATACTAGAAGATATAATTTAAATATGAATGTGAATAAATTTACATTATATAAAAATGGATTTTCTGGGTAGTTCGATTTTAATGTATACTATCAAAATTTAAGACCTCAATCATCGGCATATTATTAATGAAAATAGCATACGGAAGATTAATAGCATCAAAAGAAACTGATGAATACTTATTAAATTTATGCAAGAAATTAAATCTAAAAGATATTTAGAAAGAATTTCATATTACTTGTTTATATACTCCAGGAACAAAAGAAACCTTAGAAAAATTAATCACAAGAGAAGCCTCAGATCTTGGTGTATAGTTACCGGTAAAAGCAAAATTTAAATCATTTAGACTTTTTGGTAATACTTTAGTTCTTGAATTAGAATGTAAAGAAGCAACTGATATTTTTAATCAATTAAAACTCAGAGGAGCAAAATGGAAACATAAAGAATTTATTGTTCATTGCTCATTAAGTTATAATTGCGATAAAATTCCAGATCAAAAAGTAAATATTAAAGAATTGGTATTTGATGACTATAAAGCAGAATACTAGAATGATGATATCAGTAAAGATAGTATTATCAGAGAACATATAGCGCAAAAAGAACAGAAATTATATTCTTTAAATGATTATTTCATTCAAAAATTAAATGAAAAATATCAAGATTATAATTTTGGATATTAATAATAAAGGCAGGATTTCCTGCCTTTTGTTTTTCTAGCCGCTGCCTAGATACTTCTACTTGCTTGTTATCAGCTGGCCGAAGCAGCACTCTGCGGATTCCTATAAGAGGGAACATTTACTCTTTATTAAAATTTAAAGAAAATCTAAACTTCTTCAGTTTGGTCCATCTATCTAATAATAGGTGTTCTATTTTCAATATAAAGCAATTCACCAGAATGTTGAAGTAAATCATCTTTTCGGTGAGAATTACCTGTAGCTTTAATTTTACTTTTCTAAGTGGAATCTTTTAATTCAGGATTCATAATTAACCCTAATTGTCTAAACCCAGTATTTCCCGGTAAAGTTGTTTCCGGAAAATAAATAGAATCCATATATGCTTTAAATCTTAATGTATTACATTTTGTTCTGAATACTAATTGATTATCCTAGTCCCAGCTTAATACATTTTTATATCCCCATTTTTCTGGGTTTTTCTAAAGCTCATCTGGCATAGGAACTACTAAGTATTCATTTGTTACTCTATTCACAACAACATCAACTGGAATTGAATACAAATATTCCCATTTATATCCATCTTCCATATCAATCGCATCGCCAGTTCCTCTAGGCGCATAAATCTATTCGTATTTTGGCGTCCATTTACCGCCGAATTTCTAGCATGTGATTTTATCTGTTGCGATATCAATAGAGCATTCACCTTCACTTGGAACATCAACACATCTATAAACTTTAATACCTTCGCCTGGTGCAATCTGGTTAAAAATACCAGTATTCACTGCAATGATATCATTAATGTAGAATGTTTTTGAGGTTGCATATCTCTAATCGCCCCAATCTTTTCTTGGAATTACAGCATCAAAATAGGCCTCTGGTATCTTTATAATACCAACCATGTTATTCCATACGTCTACTATACCAGCAGTGTTATCTAGAGGCATTGGCGGGCTAAAATCCTATTCAGTTTCGCGTTCCTACCAAGATGATTTTTATCAGCAGAATCACCCACCTTGTTCATAAAGTTTACTAAGTTTTGAGTTCTAAATTTAGATGTAATTAACTATCTATAACTTGGCATATCTTATTATTCAAATAATTCTGGGAACATGTCTTCAGCATCTAACTTATCCATGTTATAACCATCTGGTGATAAAATATATTTTTTAACTTTATCTTTAGGGCCAGTGATATCACATTCATGACCGCGTTTAAATTTAAATTTAATACCGAATTTCTTTTCAGTTTCTTTTTGTTCTTTAGCACCGCCGTCAAAAATTACATCAGCATCAAGTGTAATATTTTTTTCGGTGATTAAAGATTCATTCATTAATTCTTGTAAGGATTTCATATTTTACCTCTTTATTCTATTTAGATAAATTTATTTAATATTCCAAAATCCTTTTCAATTAATTTATATGCATTACTCATATCTTCTTTTGACATATTAGAAATTTTAGACTGAATTTCTTGTTCAGATAGTTCAACGTATTCAAAACAATATAAATCTGAATCATCTGGAAGTTTATCATATAATTTAATTGATAATTCAATTAATTCATTTACTTTCTTCGCAAAGAATTCATTATTTTTATGATGTTTACGTTGGAAGAAAACTTTTTCAATTTCAATTGGAATAATACCACGTTTATCTTTTCGATATAGCATACCATTTGCTGCTTGAGCATATTCTGTTGAAGTTTTTACTTCTTTATTCAAATATTTTTCAACAGAATGATAATCTGTTCTTCCTGCGATTGTTTCTGGGCTAATATTCCATTGTCTTACAATTGAGGGATATAAGCTTGTGAGGTCATCTGATACAATCCATCCGTATCTCATTCCAATTTTAGGTTCTTTTACATAGGCACCAACATAAGTTTCTTTAGGGTGAGATCTTTTCATCGGAACAATTTTATTTTGGTTTAAAAGAGAATTAAAAATAATCCCATCCCATGTTGTTACAGGTGATAATACTTTTTCAAAATTAATATGTGAGTAATATGATAGACTTACCGCCAATAATAAAAATTTTAATTTATTATCAAGTTTTTCGATTAACAAAGTATCTTGAATGTTATAATCACAATAACGTTGAGGATCTTCTTCCGCAAGTTTCCATAAAGGACCATCATATTCAAGTTTATTTTCACCGAGTTCTAATTCAGCAATAAAATCTAATTTATATGATGATCTCGCGGTGATTCTGAATTTTTTATATAAAGCAAGATAATCCAAAATAGCAATACCAGCAAATGAATAAGTTTTTTCTGGGAATTCATCATCTGCGCTAGAGCCTTCTGCAATTCTTGAACCAATAAATCCAAATGGGCTAAAATTAGATGTGACTTTTTCTCCAAATAATTTATTATATCTATTCACCATGTACTGGATATCATAATTGTCAATATTCCAGCCTGTTACAATATGAGGATAATTAGATTTCCAATATGTTAAGTAATCTAATAACATTTCTTGTTCTGAATTAAAATACTTATATTTAGCTCGCTTTAAAATTTCTTTAGATAAAGTACTTTTATTTCTGTCCCATTTTCTAGTTGAAAAAAGCCAGATATCACCTGTAATTGAATCAATATGAGAAATAGCATCAATTTCTTCTTTTGCTTCATTTGGATATGGGAAACCATTTTTTGAAACTGTTTCAATATCGATAGATGCAATTCTTAATTTACTAGCATCAAAACTAACAGGCCCTGGATATAAATCAGCTAAATATAATAATTCAAGATTTTCTTGCCCAAGTACTTCTTGATTTGCGTCTATCATCAACCGACGATTATCTCTATATTCTTTAACAGAATTAAAATCAAATCGTTGAACGTTATTCCCATAAATATCTTGATAGCCCGTTTCATGATTACAATTCAAAAAATACCATGGCTGCATTTGAATTTTTTCAATTTTATCATGACCATTTTCAAAATATCTATGATATAGATATTCTCCTCGAGAATATACATTTGAATAAAATTTACTCACCTTTCACCTCTTCTAAAGTAGTGAAGAAATCACTTAATTTATTGGTTTTATATTTCTTATTTGTAATAATTGTAACACATTTCATATTAATTATTTCTATAAATTCGCCAGAATAATATTCGTTAAAACCAAACTCAGTTGAATGATAATCATACTTAATTGTTTGGTCTTCTTTATTTCTTGCTTGTAAAATAAGTTCTTTATTTTGGTCTTTGCATAATACATAATAATTATATTGATCATCATTAGAAAAGACACCAGCATTTACGCTCATCGAAACTAATAAAGCAAATAATAACTTTTTCATATAATCCCTCTTTTATAATTGTTCTTAAATAATATAAAATAATTTGCAAATTATTACTAAAACAAAGGTTAACTTTAATGAAATTTCAGAATAAGAAAAGATTAATTGACGTCGGAGAAATTGGTAACGCTTAGACCGGTGATATCATTTTTAATGGTGGCGTAAAAATTAATGAAGTTTTCTAGGATTTATACAGTGTATTTGGTGACAGACGATTACTAAAAGGTAACGATGGTCAAAATTTAATGATTCTTCATGGCACTGGATACTATCAAAAACTCCCTAGATCAGAATATACCACAGAAATAGAAATCGGTTAGATGCATGATATTAGCACATCAGATGGTCCTTTAACAATTAGATTACCAACAAATTGTAAAGCAGGTGAAAGAGTTAGAATTTAGAATTTCGATGGTTCATGGAAAAACTTTACTTTATAGGTTGATGCAAATTCTGGTGGTAATATTGATGGCAAGCAAGTGCAAAAATATAATCAAGATTTTTGTGAAATTCAATTTGTATGTACAGATGATTCTCAATTAAATGTTCGTGGTTGGAAAGCTTTAGTTACCCCATTATACGGCAATCATTATGTTCCAATTGATGATGTTATTGATTTATCGAGACAACAAATTCTTCAAAAAGAAATCTTTAAAACAAAAGACTATACAGCATTAAAATTATTAATTTCTGGAGAAGAGATTATTAATACAGCAGAGCAGACATATAAACAACTTATGGAAGTTCTTGTTTTAACGGATAAAGATCAAGTATTAAGTACTGAATACGGTGTTTTATATACTTCACCAGAAAAACTATTTACTGTTGAATTTGTTCTATCGCAAGATAAATCTACAGTATATGCAAAAATCTAGTAGAGTTCTACAAAACAACTTAGAATTCAAATTAAATCTATAGAGCAAATCAAAATTTAAAAAGGAGGCATTGCCTCCTTTATTTTATACTCTTTCCTTCAAAAGATCATAACACTCTTCATATGTTCCAGAAATAGCAGATAAAATACTACCATTTTTATGTTCTTCAACAAAATAATGAGTTGTTAAAATAACATCTTTTATATATGGATGTCCTGATTCAACTTTAGCAA